ATTCAATCCTTCTAAATTATCTTCAATTATTTCTTCTTCTCTTGCACTGCGTACACGTATACCGCCTCGAGCAATCATTAATTGATCAGCCAAATATTCAGTTAATGTTTGCGTACTAACTGGGTAACGGCAAGCCACATCAAAAATTGTAACATGTGTGTTTTTCATCTCTGGAAAGTCCAACGGGCTTTCTTGAATTGGGATGCGTTTGCCCTTGCTGATGCTTGCGCAGTCATATTTCATTAGGGCTGTTTTCATTGCCTTATCAAACCCTTCAGGAAGGTCTCCGGCAATCTTAATTTTGAATTCGTAAGTTTTTACGCTTTCTGAAAGGTACTCTTTAAATGTTGACATAGTGATATCCATTGTATTGTATTTATTTCATATTCTTAAGTTTTTCAATTAGGCTATTACGGTCTGCTATCACATATCCGTCGCCATTTAGATTAACTCCGTCGTTTTCATTAGAATCTTGATCCAACTTTTGTTTCTTAAGTTGTAGCTCAATCATTTTAAGTTTCTTGTCTATTTTTGCGGCTTTGGCATCAATAGCGTTTTTAAGCATGCCACCTGCTACTTCAAAGATACGTCCGCTGTAACGTGCTTCCACGTTCATGCCTAGATCCATTAGATCATCGTATGCGTCTGTTGCCCGTTGTGCCAGTGCATCAAACTCGTTGTCACTGATATCTCCCAAACCTTTAACTTGTGGCAATGCCTGGGCAATTTTATCAAATTCAGCCATATCTCTAAGAAAGGGTGCTGGCATGTCGGCCTTGGGACGATCGTTATTAACAATCTTCTTGTTTTCGGGCAAATTTAAAATTTCTTCAAGTTTCTTAGTCATAGCAATACTTATCTAACTCCGCCCTGATGGAATAAATCTCCTTCACTTAACACACGAAATTTAATTCCCTGACGCTTGCACCAAATTTGAGCGGCTTGCCATTTGGCTTGATTCTTTACATACTGCGCCTGATTGTATTTACTTTTTCCCACGCTTTCCAATGCTGATTGATTTCTTGGCTTGACTTCAATAAGCTCAACCAACATACTTCCAGCTTTGTCTACATACTGTATAAAAAAGTCAGGAACATAAATTGTTTGTCTATTTGTTAATGGATCTCTATAGGGAATTGAAATTGCTTCGCTGGCCCAACGCTGTATACTTGGATGCGTGTCGCAAAATGTCATAAAGCTCCACTCCCAACTGCTACGGTAAGTTGGAGTTTTATTGCCTACATATTTTTGTGGGTTCTTGGGTACGAATTTACCGCGGGCAAATCTGCTCATACAAGTATGTTACGACTTTCATAAGTCTCAGCTAGGGACATTACTTTATAACCCAATGTGCTTGTTTGTTCTCTGTAACTGTTTAGCACTTCAGTTACCACTTTGGCCAACTGCACATCTGTTAGGCCTTTCAATGTGTCAATAAGTTCAAATACGTTTACGTTATCCAGTCTAGCTTGATTTAACAACACAATACCAGTACTACGTGCGGCTTCGTCATCAAATCCTCTTTTTAAAAAGAATCCCAATACTGCATCAATTTGATTACTGGGGAAAGTTATTTGATGTAAAAAGAATTTGTCAAACAGCGCACGTACTTCTTGATTATTGCCATTGCCCCGTGCGGTTTGTTCTTGTGGTAAGTTACTTATCATGTTATGGTCCCAAGTCCACTTGAGTTGCTGTAGTCGTTGTGTTTGTATTATTATTTGTTGGGAATACAACATTCTTAACGCCACTTAATCCTATAGTGGCCGCGGCCACTGCACCAGCAGTAAGCAGTCTTGTTCCTTCAACAGCAAGTCCAGCGTTTGTTAAACGTTTTGCATTCTGATATGTATTTACTGTTGTGATTGCTGTTGATAAAAAGTTTGCTGGACTATCAAAAGCAGTTCCGTCTGCTAGACTAGTTAATATATCACTAGCACCTTCAATAACGCCACCTGGCCCAAATAGTGTACTAGTGCCGCCGCCCGCCGCACTTAGTGGACTTGGCATTTTATCATAATGATCCACTGCAAACGCTTTTACTCTGCCACTGCGTGTTGATCCAATATCATAGTGTACTGCTTCATAAGCAATGGTCATGTTGTTTTCAGCGCCAGCACTGCCTTGATCACTGCTTTGTGGAGTGTCGTGGCTAAATGCTGTAATTACTGGGTTAACCAGTGTATAGCTAACATATTCTCTTTTGTTTAATTGATACAGAACAATTTTATTAAAAAATGGTATTGAAACATTATTATCTAAACCGTATTTTGTTTTGATGTAGCTGGCGCTTTTCATTGCGGTTCTAGAATAAGCGCCTGGCGTTTTTGAACTACTTGGATCTGCAAAATAATAACTGTAGTAACTTTGCCAAAGTGTGTTTATAATGTGCGCTCTATCATCATGAAATTTAATGTTGATCGGCATAAAATCATGATCCATTGTGACAACTTTTTTTCTATTGTATTGATTTAGCGTTGCAGTTTTCAATGTAAACTTGGGTAAATCAACACTTTTGACCAATAGTCCAATTTCATTTTGGTGTTGAAATTTTAAGTTTCCTGATTTTAACGCACTGGTATTAATGTCAAAAAACACATGGTATAGGAATTTAGACTTGGGTGCAAGCCTAAAATAGTCATCCTGAAAAGTTCTTGCGGCGTGTTGCCACGACCCCAAGTTTCCTTTGGGATTACCAAGACCATTTACTAGCTGGTCTAAAAAACTGTTATCTTTACTGGCCATACTTTATTTATTGAATAAAATAAACTGCGTACATAACTTTCAGTCGTTAAAAAAGGCTGTTGCCAGCCTTTTTATTAGCGTCCTGCGCCAGTTGCCAGTGTATTAATAGTTCTACCAACAACTGATCCAACACCCGTACCTTGCGGGGTTTGTACAGCATTATCATACTGGATGCTAAGGTCAATAGTTGCTGGACCTTGTTCACCATATGCAATGCTTTGATAGTTAGCAGTAACCAAATAACAACCATAGCACTCCCATGTTTCTAATATTGTAGGAGTGTTAGCACCGTTGCCGCCGTCTAACATTTCAATACGTGTTGTAAACTTGTAATCAACACCAGACGCCGCTGAACTTTGTTCAAAGAAATCAAACTGTTTCTGTAATTGTTCACCAACCAGTTTGCTTACTGCGCCAGTTACATCGTCACGTAGCACAACTGCAATTGGACTCCATGTAATTTTACCAGCATAGTTAATCTTACTGTTGTAGATTTCAATAACTTGGTTTGCAAAGGTCACGTTTGGTCTAGCCGCACTTTGTACCTGTTTGGTTAGTTCTGTTGTTGGAGTTGAAACACCAAAGTTTTCAAACATCACTCTAAAGCGATATTTTAGCTTTGGCATCAACATGCCTTGAGCTGAAGCACTTGCGTCGCTAGCTAAGGGTACTGTGAATTTTGATAATGTTGCGATTGCCATATTAGTATGCTCCGTTATTGATATTTATCATCTTATAGACCTGCTATTTCGCCCGTGTTCTTTAGGCGTAATGGAATGTAGATGAATTCAACTGCTTTGACCGGTTCAATGGCCACATCAACATACAACTCGTTTCTATCGATTCTAGACGGAGTATTGTTACTTTCATCGCAGACCACAATGTAATCATACAATGCACGTTGACCAACTAGTTCCAACATCAAGCTCTCCACTGCATTTTTAATTTCATCACGAGTAATTTTATCGTTTGGTTCAAAAATGTATGGTTTAGCCAGTACGCTTAGTTGTCTACGTAAGTAAATTACCAAACGTGCTACGTTGATACGATCCAATGCACTTGCGTTTCTTGCACGAGTTTTCTGACCGTAGTTAACAAGACCAACACCTGTTAAGAATGTAAGTGGGTTAATTTTAACATCATACAATGTATCACGTTGTCCGTTGTTTAATGCCACTGCTGTAAATTCGCCTTCATCGTCAATATATCCAACTGCTGTTGCGTTGGTAATACCACCGCGACGTGTTCCAGCTGGAGCAAACCATGGATAGCTCACATTGTCGCTTAGTGCAATTGTGCGTAGCATCATGTGACTTGGTGGGACAACTACGTTGTTACCAAAGTTATCGCTTGTGAATCCCCATGGATAGAACATGGCCATGTATTCGTCAAAACTGGCCGCGCCAAGATCATTATCTTCCAATGCCAATGAAGCATTGTTGCCCCAATTGCTTAAACTTGTTGCATCACTGTGTAATCTTGCTGGAGTATCACCAACAACAAACGCTGTTAAACCGCGGTCATAGTTTAGTGTGATCATTTCGCCAATTAGTTCTGGATAACCTGGGCAAGCAATCAAGTTAAACACACGTTGATCTTCTTCACGAATCTCTTGGTTAGCGTTTGTCAATGCTTGTAGTGCTTGTACAATAACTTTACGTTGTGCTTTACGTCCAAATGTACCTGAACCGTCTTCTTGGTTGCCAGCTTCGCTAACCCAACGATGTGGATAGTAAGCTGCCATTGACACATCATTCATACGTGGATTGTCTGCATTTACGTCAACTGAATTACGTACATATTTCTTAACATTGAATCCGCTTCTACGCAAGTTCCATAGCAACATACCTTTTGGATATAGTGCTGGATCTGGAGCATCTGGATCCAAGAAGTCGCTTGTTAACAAGTCTGCAATTAAGCCAGTTTCATCGCTGTTTGCGCCGGCTGTGTTGTAACGTGCATCAGCAAATAAAATACCATCTTCTGTACTTTGATCTGCTTTGTTGACCAGTCTCCACTTTAGTAGTGTACCGTCATATTTGTAAATTGTTGGATAGTTTTCAATATCAGCAGTGTCAATCCAAAGGTCACCGTTCTTCAATGCTGTGCCATCGCTTTGTAGTTCTGGCTCAGTGGCCGCAACAATTGGACCAGCTGGGTCTGTTTTGTTTGCGCTTACTGCATTGTAAAATGGACTTGTTGCACTTTGATATCCAACCCATGTGCTACCGTCATGTACCATAACGTCAACTTCGTCAACCACGCTGTTGTACCATAGGGTACCGTTAGCTGTTAAACTTGTTGGTGCTGTGCCACCTGCTGTGAATAGCAATGGACCCCATAAACTGGCAACAAAATCGTTTGCTGTATCGCCTGCTGGTGCTGTGTACAAGTTTGCAGTGCCTTGTTCAGTTACTGCGTCGTATGCGGCAAAACCTGCTAGTGCTAGAGGAGTTCCTGAACCATCATTTAAGCGGAATTCTCCGCCTTTCATGTGGCTAATAACCACACGATTTTGACTGTCCACTGAAGCTTCAACGTTTGTAAAGCCAGCTGAGTTAATCTTTTCAGCAATCAAATCAGCATCTGAGCTTGCACCAACTGCTGTAAACGTGATAGTTTTGGCAGCGTCCAACGCCAGTTGAGCTGTTAAAGATTCTTGAATAGTGAATGTTTTTGCACCAGCTGACACTTGTGTAGCAATTTTGTCAGATTTGATAGTGGTTGCACCAGTAGCTGTTTTTCTAAAAACTTTATAGTCAGCAATGCGTGGTGTATTATCAGAACCTCTGTCTTCTGTGCTGTTTGTTTTGACATACACTGTGCCAGCTGCCAAGTTTGCACCACCACCTGATCTGTCTAGGTAATATAGTGCGGCATGACCGTTGTCATACAATGGTGCAGTCACTGCTTCAAATGCATCAGTTGCTGAGTTGTAACGCTTGACACGGAATCTTGCGCCTGCATTTGGCTCTGTTGTCTTGACCCAAACACTGCCACTTGGACGTGGTGCTGTGTCAGTTGACTTAAATGTTGGAACATTTGTGTG